CTGTGCCTGGCCGCAAAGTCTTAGGGGCATCTGCCACCTTCTTTGCCGCGCTGGGCTTGGACTTCACCAGTTTGTCGTACTGCGCTGCCTTCCAAAGAGAAACCACCGCCCGGTGGTCGTAAACCTGCGACAACTCCTGATCTGTAAACCCGATACTCTTTGCGTAGTCTCGGATTTCACGCTTCACCAACTCTCCTTTGACCTCATCGGCGTACTCGGGGATGGCGGCGGTGAGCCGCTCCGCTTCTTGACGGAGATGATGGTGTAAGAATTGCTGTTGCTCGGCTTGCTGTTTTGCAAGTACCGCCTCACGCTCTTGGCGTACTGCGGCAAGTTGCTTGTCACGCTCGGCTCTCTCTGCGACTTTGACTGCGTACCCAATGGGATCGCTGTCTTTTAGGGCAGATAAATCTTCCTCGGGTTGCTGACTGAGCATCTGCTCGATCAGTTGTAACCTTTGGGAATACTGGTCGCGCAATACCTTTGCTTCCTGAACCTTGTGCGCTTCGGCTTCAATGGCCTTGCGGGCTTCGGCTAGGGTTTGGGTTTTGCGGGTGTAATCAGCGGTGCGGGAATAGCCCTTAATGAGTTCGTCAAGGTCAACCTCCATCTCCTCGTCACCAGCTTTGACGCGGTATCTCGGGGTTTCTTGAACTTCCTCTTGGACTTCCTCGCCGTCATCGTCTTCGGACGCTTCGTACTCCTGAGTTTCCTCGGTTTCTGATGCCTCGGCTTCCTCGGGTTGGCCTTGCGGCTCCTCTGGACCCAAAAATCCTTCGAACGCTTGAGCAGCGCCTTTTACTGTAAGCACACTCCCTTCCGGGTTGGTGTTTTCCATGTCGACCTCTTAGGTTGTTAAAAAATCTTCCACCGCTTTTCCCTGATGTCCTTGCTCTGGGCTATGGACTGGAGTGAAGCGATAAATTCATCCAATCCCCGCAGTTTGAGTAGTGAACGCTCACGCTCATCTACTGCATCCTCTGCGGAGTTTAGTATGTTGCTAATATACAACGACCGTTGTGTTTCTACAACAGTCTTAAAAAGTTCGTCATTGAGCAGAGTTTTAGCCCTGCCCTCTTGGTTTTCTATCATCCGGGTATCTGTACGTTTCCTGTGATCTCAGCCCCGACCTTGGCTGCTTTGAGTTGGGCCTCTGCCTGGAACTCGGCGGTCTTCAGTTCTAGGTTTGCGGCGGCTTTCTCCCGCTCCAATTGGATCTGGGCGGCGGCTTTTTCGCGTTGCAACTGAATCTCTGCCTGCGCCTTGGCCTTGGTGATCTCCAAGTCGTTCAGAGCTTTTGCCCGGTCGATCTCCATTTGCCCCATAGCCTGTTGCATGATGACCTGCGTAGCGGGGTCTGGCTGGGGTTGTTGGGGTTGGGCAAGGGCTTGCTCGACTTCGGGGGTGATCTCGCGGAAGAACTCGGTTGAGTCCTTGAAACCCACGGATTCTATGTACCTACCCAGGGTCGCACGATACTGAGCTGGGGAGACAAACGGGTTGTTCATGCCCATCGTCTGAATCAACTGCTCCTGCTTTTGGAGGATGGCGGCGGTCATGGCGAACTGTTGCTCGCGGTTGCCGGTTCCTAGGCCCACATTGATGGAGACATCGTACTCGTTGCTCCACTCGCGGGGGTCGATAGCCACGAACTTGCCGTTTATACGGATAACCCGTTCCTTGTCTTGGTACTTGCAGAGCAGGTGCAGGATGTTTCTAAACAGGTCACGAACCCCTGTCTCGGCAAATACCCGAGCGATCAACTCAATCTTTGCCGCACCAGCGTTCTGCATCATTGCCGCCGCAGTAGCGGTAGTGTTTTGCAGGATGTCCGGATCAACGGCAAAGGAAGCCTCTACAACCCCTGTCCGCTTCTTGGCAACCTCGTCCATGTACCCGAGCATCGGGAAGGCTTGGTTGGCGACCTGCGGAACCACCAAGGGAGTGATTGCTTGGGGATTCTTCACCCTTACAACCCCGCCAGGCGTGACGGTGAGCATATCGTCTAAGTTCACCTGCCCGTCCACCACGGCCATGCGGGCGTTGTTGGACAGATACAGGTTGTCCAGAATCTGACGGGTGATTGTGGACTTGATCATCTGCAAGTCCATAGTCCTGTCTGCAAGAGACTGACCAAAGAACTTGTGCGGCATCGGGATCGGGGTAATGGAGCAGAACGGAATGTAGTCCGACTCCTCGTTCTCTAGGATTTCCTTGCCTGCGTACATAATGTGGCGCAGTTCGGCTATGCCGTCACCATCGTGGTCTACACGGATGAAGCACTCGAATACCTCGATCTCCTCCATCGCAGGGTCAAGGCTAGGATCGTCCGGCTGCTCGCCATTACTGAAGCGGGCCACGCGCTCGGGCGTGTAGGTTAGTTCCTCGTAACTCGGCAGGTCCATCACCACATCCTTGGCAAACCCCATAGCAATAAGCTCGGAGCGGGTAGCCAGGCGGCGGTGGGCGCAGAACGGTGTCTCGGAAAGCCTGCGGGCCTTCTTGGAGATCAAGAACTCCTCGGGAGGAACATTCTCGATCTTGACCGAACCTTTCTTGTCGATCTTCTTGACCTTAACATTATAAGAAAACACCGGAACCATCTGCGGAGCCGGGGGAGGAAGACCCTGCATTGCTGCCTGTTGCATCATCATCGGGTCCACGGGGGCAGGTACTTCCCCGATCTGGGTCTGCTCTTGGGACACGACTTCCATCTGACCATCGGCCAGCAGGAGGGCTAACTCCTCTTCCGAAAGGTTCTCGTACTTCTCTACCGTGACATCGGTCTCATCGTTCCACCAGACCTTGATGATGCCGTTCTTTTGCAGGAGCGCATCCTTGAACCAGTCGTGCAGGACGATAACCCCTTGGTTGTCGTTCATCAGCACCCAGTTGGCGTACATCGTGGCCTGCTTGGCCTTGGGTTCGTCTCCCGGACCCTTGGGTTCGAACCGCACCACGTCATCGGACTGCGTAAAGATGCGGAGCAGTTGCGGGATAGCGCCGTCAATAGCCTCTGCAACCTCGCCGGTCACGATGGTAGAGCGACCCTCGACCTCGTTGCCATAGGCTTCGCGGTTGTAATACTTAATGGCTTTGCGGCGTTCCTCTGTGGTCTCGGTGCTAATGAACCCGAGCGCATTGTCGATCTCATTGTCGAGGATTGCGCGTAAGTCGATTTCTTGCATCATACGATCCATTTCGTGTTAATCGGTAGCGGTTTGCCCCAGTTGCTTGTCACATTTAGCCCAACGGCTAAGTACCTGAAGGCATCGCTTCCGTGGGATGCCCAATCGTGTAAAGGTTTGTCGTAAAAGACGTTTCGCTTCTCGTCATACTCTCTGCGGTAGTTTCGCAGGCAGTCTAACCCTTGCTTAGTTTTTGGGTGAAACCAACAATTCGGAAGCATCCTTCTGACCGCCTGGATTCCATCGTCAACCCCAAGCCTGGGACAGACCGTAATAGACAGACCCAACTCTTGCAGTACTTCCTTACGGCTCTTACCTGAACCGAGTTCCCGAACTTCAACATCATGCGGGAGGATGTGCTCTGCTTGAGTGTACCCATTATCACGAATCCACCTGACGTAGGCATCCAGCCCCTGCCCGTGGTTCTCGTAGAAGTCAATGAGCCGCCTCTCCTGCCCCACAACCTGACAGACCCAGATTGCCGTAGAGTCGCCAACCCCCAGATCCCAAGCCGTGTATGTCTTGGTGAGGTCATCTTTTGCAAACTCTTGAAACCTCTCAGGCGCAAGTTTGTTAAGGATCGCAGCATAATACGAACCTTCAACTGCCGCAGCAAAGGAACACTCGAACTCTTGGGCGTACTTGTCATCGCCCATTTCTTTCTTGGCAGCTTCGAGTTCAGCTTGCGGAAGTATTCCCGTCTGCGAAGCCTTGAACTCAAGTAGCCTCCAGCCTGGTTCTTTCTCTGCTCGGTCTCGGAAGTCTTTGAAATGGTTTGCACCCTTTGGTGTTCCTAGAAATAAAGCCCAGCCCTCGCGGTCAGCCAACGCTGGACGCACGATCTCGTTCCAGATCTTCGGGTTCTGATCCCCAATCTCATCGAGGATCACCCCGTCGAAGTATTGCCCTCGGAGCGAATCTGGATTGTCCGACCCATAGAGTTGTATTCGCCGCCCATAGAAGTCAGCCCTCAGTTCCGAGATGTTGTGCGTGGCTTCGAGCGGTCGTGTGAAGTTGCATAGGTAGTCCCAGGCGACTCGTTTGGCTTGCCCGTACGTTGGCGCGATGTAAGCAAAACGCGGGTCTGGCTTCTCGCAGTTGAGGGCGCAATGGATGAGCTGGTTAAGCGCTGCCACCGTCTTGCCCATTCGCCGGTGAGCCACGACCACCACGAAGCGATGACTTGCCACAGCCTCGTGAATCTTGCGCTGCTGTTCTCGGGGCCGGTATTTTGTGTCAACGCTAACCTCAGCCAATGCCCGTCACCACGTTGATCTTCAGAGGCTGCCCGTCCATCCCGGTGTGTTCGTTCACCTGGGTTTCTTTCCACCCTGCGCGGGTCTTCAGCCAGAAGATCTGCGCCGTCGTGTTCCCGTTCTTGGCTTGTTCGTAGAGGGACTTGGCGATGACCGCATTGGCATCTACCCGCCCGTCGTCCAGTTCTTGCCGGTAATATTTGGCGAGCGTGTCTGCGCTGATGCCAAGTTTCGCGGCGATGTCTTCGTGCCGGATTCCTACCGCAGCCAGAGTCTTGACCTGAAGCCGATTCTGGTCAGTCGGTTGGTGCGCCGGACGGCCCACTCCTTCTGCCATTTTATATCTCCGATAAATTGAATTGCCTAACCTCTAACTTGTCCGCATTACTTTGAATTTGCCTGAATAGTTCTGCCTTGGACTTGTGGACAAACAGAGCGAAATCCACCGGCGAACCGTCATGTTTATAAACCACGATCCAGCGTTTAAACAAGTTCAGCCTTCTTGCCTGTGAAATCTTCCCATCTCTTTACTATTACATCGCAATACTTTGGGTCTAGTTCCATCAGGCGTGCGGTGCGCCCGTTCTTCTCTGCCGCAATCATTGTGGAGCCAGAGCCACCAAATAGGTCTAGAACAATGTCCTGCCCCTTGGTGTTATTGAGTAGTTGATACTCAATCAATTCCACCGGTTTCATAGTGGGGTGAACGTCGTTTCGCCTTGGTTTTTTAAACTCAAAAACACTAACTTGCTTTCTGTCTGAAGCCCATAGGTGTGCCGCGCCTTCTTTCCAACCGTATAAACAAGGCTCATGGATGAAATGGTAATCCTTCCTACCCATGATTAAAGAATCTTTTTTCCAAACAAGAATCTGGCTTAATTTTAAATTTGCTTCTTTGACAGCCGCAGAAAAGTTATAAGTTTCAACGTCAGCATACCAAATATAAAACACGGCTCCAGGCTTCATTACCGTGTCTGCGGCCACAAAAGCGTCCCGCAAGAACTGTCTAAACTGGTCGTCCGACATTTCGTCGTTTTTGATTGTCAGGGCTTCCTTCGTCCCCCCCTTATACGCCACGTTATACGGCGGGTCGGTAATCAGGATGTCGGCTAATTGCCCGTCCATCAACTTCTCTACCGCGTCTATGCTGGTAGAGTCACCGCACATCAGCCGGTGTCTGCCTAGTTTATAAATGTCACCCGGCTTTGTCTTTGGTTCTTCTGGAACTTCTGGGACTGCGTCTTCGTCCGTCAACCCTTCTGTTTCCTTGATCGGGTTGAGCAGGGCGTTCATCTCGTCTGCGTCAAACCCCAGAAGGCTCAGGTCAAAGCCGTCGTCCTTCAGGTCGTTTAACTCCAGAGTCAGCATCTGGTCGTCCCACCCGGCGTTCAAAGCCAGCCGGTTGTCGGCGATTACATAGGCTTTGCGCTGCGTCTCGGACAGGTGCTCCAGCGTTATCGTTGGGACGGTCTGCAATCCAAGTTTCTGCGCGGCCAGCACCCTGCCGTGGCCAGCAATAATGCTGCCGGTCTCGTCGATCAGAACGGGGTTGTTGAATCCGAACTCTTTAATACTTCCCGCGATCTGAGCCACCTGCGTTTCGCTGTGGGTGCGGGAGTTCTTGGCGTAAGGGATAAGACTATTCGTGTCTACCCATTCAATCTTCTGTGCGCCGTGCATCCGATTCCTCTGAGGTTGATCGTTTTGCAAGTATAACACGCATCGCGTCTACTGCACGCGGGGTGCGGATAATAGTGTCTTCGTCCACCTTCTGTGCGGCAAGTGCTTGCCCGAGATCAGAAAGTTCGTAGTGGATTTCTTCCAAGTCGAACCGATCCTTCCATCCCAGATACCAATGCCAATCTGTGTAATACAACCACGATCGCTCGTTGAACGCACGGACGTGGGTGGGGTCTTGCCAGGCACCGTACGATAAATCGTATGGAACGTGGATGTCCATAACCCCGTCTTCGGCCAGCAGCTCCTTGCAGTTGGTCATGGCTTGCACCAAGTCAGGAATGTGCTCGAGCACGTCGTTGGCGACGATCTCCGAGAACATCCCCGGTTGTATTACAAACTTGCCGAGACGGGTGTCGATCTCCTCGCCCCAGTTGATCTTGGTGATGTCCACCACCCAGTCGGGTTTGGTTCTCGCTTGGATGTCGGCGTTTATACAGTCCTTGCGCCAGTCTTTTCCGGAGCCGAGGTTAAGTTTTACGGATGACGACAATGAAATCTCCCCAATGCGTTTCGCTCAATGTCTTGGTGTATACGACCTCGGTAGTATAACCATTGTGCTTGGCCCAGTTGTTCAGGGCTTTGGCGGCATCGGGGTAGAACCGCCAGCAGTCTTGCGGGTAGGCGTGGTACTCGCCTTTGGACGGGGCGTTGATGTAGAACAACCCGCCGGGTTTTAAAACACGGATGCCCTCTAAAAAGGTCAGCCAGAAGAACTCGGCGTGCTCGAAGCAGGAGCTGGTCACGATGATCTCCACCGACTCCGACTCCAGCGGGAAGTGGTACGCGTCTTGTAATACGATGTCCACGCCCTTGCCGGGTTGGAAGTCCAGCCCGACGTAGTTATAACGTGGTGAGGCAACCTCTCGGATGCTGCCGTTTACGTCCTGGGAGCCGATCTCCACGATCGTCCCGGACTCAAAATCGTTGCCGTGGCGCTCAAAGAACTCACGGGCCGCGCCCATTGCGCTGGAATGCATTACTTGAACAGGCGGCTGAAAAAAGTCTTGATGTCGTCCCAGAGGGCTTGAAGTTTGGTCATTTAGTCTTCCTTCGGCTTGTAGCGGGCTTTGAGCCTTTCCCCGAGGGCTTTGAGCTCGCGGAGGTCTTCCTGGGTTTTCGGGACTTTGGCGGCCCATCGCTTAAATTGCATGGCGGCTGGGGTTGGCGCTCCGTTCTTGTCTTGCAGAGGGTGTCCAGCAGACAGGGCTTGGGCGGCTTTTCGGGTGATGAACTTGGCTCGGTCGTACTGGTCGCCTCTTGACGCACCCTTAGTTGACCGGACGGGCTTGCGTACACCACCACCCGAGCGATTATGTTCAGCCATCTTCCGATTAGTGCGAGCATCGTATTCCTCAAATCGTTTGGCCGCCTCTTTGATCTTCATTTCTTGGCCTGAGCGCCACGCATATTAGCGACCAGGGATGGGTACTTGGTCCCCGTAGCCTTGGCAAACCGCTTGGCCGCTGCCTTTTGGTTTTTGGATAGCTCTTTCGGCTTACCCAACTTTTTTGGTCGGGCTTTCTCCCAGACGTCTTTCATTTCTTGACCTTTCCGGGCAGTTTTTTCAGGGACTTCTGGCCCTCTTTAACCATCTTCTTGGCGACCTTTTGCGGAACCCCGGTGGCCTTTGCGACCTTGGGCGAGGCTGCGGCGGCAAACATTAGTTTGGCCTGCTGCTTAGATTTGAAGGGCATTGCAATCTCCTAGAAATGGTGGGCGGGGTGTGTACAACCCGAATCTCACTAAATGGGTTTCCCGCCCGTGAATTTTACAGGTATGCAGGCTCCTGTTGCGGCGCGGAAATTGCCGCTTTTTTCTGCTGCCTCGATGTGGGCATCTACATGGGTTATACACGCTTTGAAGTCGATCATCACCGGATCTGCATAAAACTTACACTCCCCGCCAACCATACAAGCAAATAGGACGGGGACCCACATATTAGTCTTCTTCCTCTTCCTCTTCCTCGGGCTTTTTGAACTCCCAGGCGGCGCAGAGGTTTTTGTCCGAGCACTTGAACTCCCAGACCTCGCAGAATCCCTCGCCTTTTTTCAGGCCAGGCATATCGGTCATAAAGTATTCGCAGTTCCCGCAGTAACGCATCTTGTCGTTAGAGGGGCCATAATTTGCCTTCAGGACGGCGTTGGCCT